GCCAATGAGAAATACTACTACAAATCATACGCTGCTAAGTTTCTTGTCCAGCAATGGACATCGGGTTTGGCACGGTAAACATCTTACTGAAAGCACTAACAAGGTAATGCGTTTCTGCGACTATGCAGACTTTGGTACCAGGAGCATTGATAGCTTTGTGCCAGAAGATATGTACCTGTTTAGTGATCATCTGTTAGAAACAGGCATCTGTAAGAATACTGTGAACCACTATTTTGCTGCTGTATCTTCGCTGCTGAAGTACGCACACGATATGCGAGTTATCGAACAGTTCCATATACCACGAATTAAATGGCACAAGGTCAAATCAGGTAGACCACGTTTTATGTCTAAAGATGAACTACACGCTCTAAACGAGTTTTTTCTTGGCCACGAAAATAGCTGGATGGCAGACTTTGCTACACTAGCTGTACAAACTGGGATGCGTCTTGGAGAGATCTTGAAGATTACACCAGGTGATTACCACATGAACGCAAACGGTAAACACGTTGTGGATCTAAAAGATACTAAAAATGGTGATGACCGTCGTGTTTATTTAAACCGTAATGCTTTTGATGCGTTGTGCAACTTGGACTTTGAACCAGGTAAATACTACAGCCACCGCAAGTTCTATGACACCTGGGGTGAGGCTCGTCGTAGAATAGCACCTGGTGATAAGTTGTTTGTGTTCCACTGTCTACGTCACACAACAGCCACAGCACTGGCATCAGCTCACTACAACACAGCTATTATTGCACAGATCCTGGGCCATAGATCGTTAGCTACAACTGCTAGATACATTCACACTGAAGAGAAGACAGTTGAGAATGCAATGGATAGCTTATTATGAGAAGCCTATTAAATCGCCTGGCATCACCACTGTTTTGGGCGGACTTTACACTCATATTGGCAATGATCATTACAGTATTGATTGTTGTAAACGGTTATTACTGACGAAAACGTAATGTCACAAAAGCGGCATATGCTGTGTCGCTTCTGTACTGCGAATCATTGACTCATAATAAAACTAAGTATCACATTGATAATATAAGAACATAAAATACTAATAAATTATAACAAAAGGGAGAGTAAAAAATGAAAGAACAAGCTAGAACACATACTGTAAAAACAATGTTTTGGTGTAATATGTTGAAGATGATACCGTCCTTGAACCAAACTAACGGCGGCCATTCTAGACCAGTTTCCTCTTGGTGCAACCCTTTCACAGGGCCGCCCCTTGTTTCTATGGCTCTTGACCTTCTGTCCACCCTACAGAGTACACAAGGGAGAACTAAAGTATGAGCAGAGTAGTAACTAATGAAGAACTTGTGAATAAACAAGTCGAACTCGAAAGACTAATGATAGACAACGGAGAGCAGAGATATACTAAAAGGTCTAACGCTCTAAAGTCAGCATCGTTAAAAAACGAACCACACAAACTTATTACAAAAGCACTACCGGCAGTAGCCGCAGAACTTACAAAGGTCTTTGAGGCTGAAGAAGCTAAGTTTAACTGCGGTGGTACTAAGGGACGTGTGTTTGACTTTTATAAAGACGTGGTAGGAGTGGACGTAGATACACTCGCGTATCTTGGGTTAAACATTTGCTTTGACAGTATTCTAAAGTTTGCATCTCAAACTACGACTATGACGTCTATTGGTCGTAGAGTAGAACTAGAGAACTGGGCGCTGGGTCTAAAGGATTACGACCCACATTTGGCTAAACGCATTGAGACAAAAGTCACAAAAGACCACACTTCTCAACGCTACCGAATTAAGGCTGCCAGAATCATAGCAAACAAAGGTGGCTATAAACCTGAGAAGTGGGATGCACCTAGGTGTACTAAAGTAGGAAGCTGTATACTCAATGCTGTCTTAAAAGCGTCTGACCTCTTTATGGTCTTTGACGCAGATCCAAACCCAGTGACTGTAGTTAAATCTAAAGGTGAGGTTGTTCGCAACAAAGACGGCAAAGCCCAGGTCAAGCGAAAGACTAAGTGGTGCATAGGTCTAACTGATGAAGCTAGAGAAGAGCTGAAGACCCTAGAGATCGATGCATCTTGGGCAGAGCCTATGTATGGCCCAATGATCGTACCACCAAAGCCTTGGACGTCTTTTGACACTGGTTGCTACTATGACCCTGCCCTAGCTGGCTCTGTGTCTCTTGTACGCGGCGCTTGCAAAGAGCAGAAAGATGCAATTGATAGGCACTTTGTTAACTATGTGGAACCTGGTTACGTTAAAGCACTAAATGCAATACAAGCTACACCTCTGAAAATAAACAAAGGTGTCTTGGATGCATTGTCTTGGGTACAGGAAGAAATCAAAGGCGGTAGAGCTATACCGAAAGGATCGCTAGATGATTTCCCAATTATAATAGATCCACAGCTACCTATAGTACCTGAGAACCTTATGGAGATGGATGCAGATATCATTGAAGAGATCTTTGCAGAACGTAAGGAACACCACTTGAAACTGCGTGAAGCTGATGCGTCTCGAGAAAACTTACGTGTGGTCATTAAGACAGCAAGTGAGATGGATGAATACGAGCAGTTCTACCTACCGTGGAACTTCTGTTGGAGATCTAGGATGTACCCAGTGTCTACATTCAACTACCACCGCGATGACCACGTAAAAGCATTGTTTCTGATGGCCAACGGTAAAGAAGTAACCGCAGAAAATCGTGGTTGGGTTATGGTGGCTGTAGCAAACACTGGAGCATTTGATGGCATTGACAAGAAGTGCCTGGAAGATCGGATGCAGTGGGTGTCTGACAACCACGTTATGATCATGGAAGTAGCAAAGGATTACAAAGGTACATTTGATCATTGGGCGGCCGCAGACAAGCCGTTTCAATATTTGGCCGCTTGCCAGGCCTATGCTGACATGGTTGAGCAAGGTGATGCTTGGGTAGCTTACCTACCGGTCGGGATGGATGCTACAAACTCTGGCACCCAGATCTACTCAGCTCTATCTTTGGACACTGAGGACGGGCGTAAAACAAACCTTATACCAATGCCTGACTGTCAGGACGTTTATTCGGATGTTGCAAAAGAGACAGTCAGTGTTCTCAATCAAAGACGCAAAGAAGGCTGTGCAACTGCTGGGCTTTGGTTAGACTTTGGTGTTGGCAGGAAAACTGTCAAAACTAATACAATGACATATGGATACTCCAGCGTTGTAGCTGGTTTCACTGATCAATTGGTCACTCAGATCATGATCCCACTGCGTAGGATTGTTGCAAAGCACAACATTGCTAATCCAGGTGAACTTATGAAGCACCACTTTGGCACACGAAGGCAACAAGGCACCAACGCAAGGTATCTAGCTGAGATCAACTACAACTCTGTGCAGAACGTCACAAAGTCCGTAGCGGTGGGCATGGAGTTCTTACAAGGGATGACAGATGCCGTTGCTTCTGAAGGTAAGTCTGTCAGGTGGCAAACGCCGTCTGGGTTCCCAGTTGTTATGACGTACACAAAATGGACAAAGAAGAAGACTAAAGTCTACTTGTGGGATCGAAAAGTAAAAGCACTTGTACGAAAGCAAGTGACTACCAGAGAGCCTAACCCGTATCAGATAGACAAGCGTAAAATGAGGGCGGCTGTGGCAGCTAACTACGTGCATTCACTTGACGCAAGTCTCATGCAGAGCACAGTTCTCTTGTGTCTTGATAATGACATTACGGATTATTTTATGATACATGATTCATTTGCTACAACAGTCCAGGATACTTGGACTATGTACCACTGCATCCGCCACTCGTTTGTTGCAACTTTCAAAGACAAATGTCTGTACTCAGAGTTTGAAAAGCACATAAGACAGCGCTTGGCAAACCCAGAACAGAAACTGCCGGCAATCCCTAAAAAAGGTAACTTGGATCTAAATGGCGTTTTAGAAAGTGAGTATTGCTTTAGTTAGGTACCTTGTGTCCACCCTATAGAGTACAAAAAAAGGAGCCGTAGATTGCACCCAAGAGAAAAGGTCTTGGGGTTACTAGAATACCACAAACAACGTGGTGAACAAATCCCTCAAAGCACCCTGGAACTAGCCAAGTTCTGGGGTGTTTCCGTTTCAGAACATCAAAATAATACTAACAAGGAGAATAACGAAGATGGCAAAAGCAAAGATTGAATTTCATACACCGATTGGTCGAGCAAAGTACGCCTGGTTAAACGAGAGAGACACAGCCTACTCAGCGGAAGGTGTCTATAGCTGTATGCTTATATGTGATCCTAAAGAGGCTAAGCCGCTATTGGATAGCATCAAGAACCTTCGTGAAGAAGAGTTTGGAACTAAAGCAAAAGTATCAGTGCCTATACTCACGGATGAAGAAACCGGTGAAGTCATATTTAAACTCAAGAGTAAGTTTGAGCCTAAGTGCTGTGACAGTACCGGCCAGTACATACCACATGAGAAGCTACCAAAGTTATATGGTGGCTCACGTCTTAAATTAGGTGGTGTTGCAGTGTGCTACGAACGCAACGGTAACAAAGGTATTTCACTTAGCCTCAACAGTGTCCAGGTCATCGAGCCGGTGTCTGGTGGTGATGGTGGTGGCATGGCGTTTGCACCTGTCGAAGGCGGCTTTGTTGCACCAGCGGAAACTGAAGTAGCAATGAACGGCCACGCCTCAATAGATGCTGCTGAAGATACCGATAACACGATCGACTATGACTTTTAAAAGTAGAAACTCAGCGACACGTAGACGTGCTATACAGCATGGTTACAGGTCGGGGTTTGAAGAGGCTACTAGCAAGCAAATTACAGACGCTGGGCTGCCTTTACTTTTTGAAACTGATAAGGTCGAGTTTGTCTGGCCATCACGCAATGCAAAGTACACGCCAGATTTTAAACTACCGAAGCCTGGTGGCTTTTACTATGTCGAAACCAAAGGGTTTTGGTCAGTATCTGAGCGATCTAAAGCGTGTCTATTGTACAAGCAACACCCCGATATGGATCTTCGCTATGTGTTTCAGAACTGGAATACTAAGATCTACAAAGGAAGCCCAACGACATACAAGATGTTTGCTGAGAAGCAGGGCTTTACGCTTGCTAATAAAGAAATACCACAAGAGTGGATCGAGGAGAGCCTATCCGCATTACTCTAGTGGCTTGGGTCGCGCAGCTTAATAATGGTTGCGCGGCCTTTTTAGTTTTAGGGAGACACATGTAATCATGACACTATTTAACATTGAACCACAACAGAAACACGAAGACAGTGACTTTGTTTCAAGACTACCATGTGATGCATGTGGGAGTCGCGACAACGCAGCATTATTCACTGATGGCCACACATACTGTTTCGGGTGCCAGGCATATTCATCTGGTGGTGAAGGTGGTGGCACTAAAACTATTGCTACTCCACAACAGTCTCACCACCACAGTAACTTATTGTCTGGTGAATACGTTGACCTGAGAGCACGTAAGCTGACCGCTGAGACGTGTCGCAAGTTTGGGTACATGGTGGCAACACACAAAGGCCAGGCAGTCCAGGCGGCGTCTTATAGGGACTCTAGTGGGGCTATATGTGCACAGAAGATACGCACCAAAGATAAGAACTTTAGTATCCTTGGTGAAGCAAAGAAAATGACCCTGTTTGGTAGTCATCTTTGGACGTCTGGCAAGAAGATCGTTTTGTGTACTGGGGAACTGGACTGCATGTCCATATCCCAGATCCAAGGACACAAATGGGCAACTTGCAGCATACCTAATGGAGATACATCAGCACGTAAGTCTGTGCTTGCCAGCTATGACTACTTGATGAACTTCCAGGAGATTGTACTGTTGTTTGACCAGGACGAAAGTGGTCAGAAAGCAGCGATTGAAGTAGCTGAAGCACTGCCTGTTGGTCGAGTGTCTATTGGCACCCTGCCGTACAAAGATGCAAATGAGTGCCTGGTTAAAGGTGCATCAGGTGAAGTCATCAACGCTATCTTCCAGGCAAAGGCCTACAGGCCAGATGGCATACTGTCCCCAGATGACCTACGTGAAAGTATAAACCAGGTAGACGCTATGTCCGCTGTTCACTTCCCTTACGAGCGATTGAACACCATGTGCAAGGGCGTAGAGAAACCAGCGCTGATAACTATAGCGGCTGGATCTGGGGTCGGCAAAAGTACCTTAGTCCGGGAATTTTGTTACTCTTTTATGACCCAAGGTGAGAACGTAGGTTTATTGCTTTTAGAGGAAACGCCAAAGAGATCTGCTCAAGGCCTGGTCGGTCTACATATGAACAAGAATATTACAATTGATCCTGATGCAGCTACTCCAGATGAAATTGCAGATGCTTATGACGACTTACTGAGTAAAGGTGGTAAGTTCTATTTGCTAGACCACTTTGGCTCAACGGCCATGCAAGACATCAGCAACAAGATTACTTACATGCACAAGGCGCTGGGCTGTAACATTATTATACTTGATCACATATCGCTCTTGGTTAGTGGCCTGACAGGCAAAGTTACTGACGAGAGACGCCTGGTAGATGACATAGTACATCACCTACGCACAACGATTGTCCAAGAGCTGGGTATCACCTTGTTTATGGTGTCTCACCTCAAAAGACCTAACAGCGAGAAAGGTCATGAAGGGGGTGCAAAGGTACGCTTGTCTGAACTACGGTCGAGCCACTCAATTGCACAACTATCTGATTTCTGCATTGGACTACAGGTTGATGAAGACGACCCAACCAGTGGCATTAGAGAACTTGTAGTACTAAAGAATAGAAAGACCGGTGAGTGTGGTTACGCCGGTACTCTACAATACGACAGAACCACTTCTCGGCTGATCGATGCCGACACATTCAGTGCGTTCTAAGCACCACAACCACCTCATTTAACAAAATCGAAAACACACAATAAAGGAGACTAACATGGGAACGATAATCCCTACTGGTCGTGGCATAGCTGCGACTTCTGCATACGCTTATGCAAACACTGACGCCGATAAGAACACTAGATTGGTCTTATCAACAATTGCCGCTTACGGATCTACCGGATGCATAAGTGACCAAATCCAAAAATCATTAAAGACTATGCCTTACGGCAGCGTAACCAATCACTTCCGAGAGTTGATCAACAAAGGTCACATTGAAGTCATAGGTAAACGGCGCGGTTTATCTGGGCGGCCCCAGCGCGTCTACACAATTACACCATCAGGAAAAACAAGGGTGCAAGAGCAGCACCAGGGAGCACTACAGCTATGAGCACACCAATAAGTACAACAGGTATACACCAATATACCATGAACCAGTACCAGGCAGACGCTGCCAAAACTATGGTCTATAAGCACAAAGTAATTTACCCAGCTCTAGGTTTATCTAACGAGTCAGGTGAGGTTCTTGGGAAAATCAAGAAACTGCTGCGTGACGACGATGTCAGCTTTGATGGTTTCAACACTATATCAAACGAAAAGAAAGCAGCTATTGCTGACGAACTTGGCGATGTTCTGTGGTACATAGCTGCCTTGGCAAAAGATCTTAACCTTTCGTTAAATGACATTGCTGCAATTAACCTGGAGAAACTTACATCACGCCAGAAGCGAGGTGTCCTAGGCGGCTCTGGTGACAAGCGATGACAGGCGGTGGACGCTGGATATACGACCTGGAGACAGATGGTCTACTTGATACAGTCTCTGTCATCCACTGTATAGCTCTGCGTAACGTCGAAACTGGCGAAGGCATGTTGTACGGCCCAGGTGAAATCCAGATGGCACTCAATATACTTCAGAATGCTGACGAGATCATCGCACACAACGGTATTGCTTATGACAACGAAGTGATCCGAATGCTGCATCCTGAGATTGACCTGGATAATGTCAAAGTCACTGACACATTAGTGCTGTCTCGGTTGATCAGAGCTAACCTCATGCAAGAGGACGCCAGTAGTGTGTTCTTGCTCAAGGAGCTACCAAAGAAATACATGGGTAGCCACTCGTTGGCTGCATGGGGATATCGTACTGGTAACCATAAAGGAGATTACCAAGACGGCTGGGAAACTTACAGTGAAGAGATGGGCAACTACTGTCTGCAAGATACATCAGTAACGTTGACCATCTACAACCAATTTATGAAAGCAGGGTTCTCCCAGGAGAGCATTGACCTGGAACATGACTTGGCTGAGATTTGCTTGGAGATTGGCAACAACGGCTGGACGTTTGATATCAAAGCAGCGTCAGAGCTATACGCTAAGTTAGCCCAGCGCCGTGATGAACTAGGTACAGAGCTAGACGACTTGTTTCCACCGTGGACAATTGAGACTGAGTTCTTGCCCAAAGTTAACAACGCTAAACTAGGGTACATCAAAGGTGAGATCTTCATCAAAAAGAAGGTCGTGTCGTTCAACCCTGCATCGAGGCAGCACATACACAAGTGCCTGGTCGATAAGTACAAGTGGCGCCCATCAGAGTTCTCTGCGTCGGGCCAAGCTAAAATAGACGATGTTGTGTTGTCTGGACTTCCATTTCCAGAAGCAAAGCGCCTAGCGGAATACTTCTTGATACAAAAGCGTATAGGGATGTTAGCTGAAGGCGCTGGTGCCTGGTTAAAGATGGTCGATGATGACGGTAAGATCAGGCATACAATTGTGTCTGGGGCTACAATATCGGGCCGAGCAGCACACCGTGGGCCAAACCTTGGTCAAGTACCTGGCACCTACAGCCCATACGGCAAAGAGTGCCGCAGCTTGTTTACAGTGCCTGAAGGTTGGTACCTGGTCGGATCTGATTTGTCGGGGCTCGAATTGAGGTGCTTGGCCAATAACTTAAACGACAACGGTGAATACGCCTCGCAGATTTTGGAAGGTGATATACACAGCTACAACGCAAAAGCATTTGGTGTTGACCGTCCCACAGCCAAAACGGCCATTTATAGTTTAATTTTTGGAGCCGGTAATCCAAGGTTAGGAGCTGTTGTTGGCGGCGGTGCAAAGGAAGGCGTCAAGCTAAAAGATGCATACGATAAAGCTGTGCCAGCGTTTGCTGAACTCAAGCGTAA